CTTATCTATTTTCATAATTTTAAATTTAATCATTTTCTCCAGCCAACTCAGTATCTAATTCCATAGCTTCGATATCCAAAGTATCTGATTTATATTGTAAGATAGTAGATTCACAAATCTTTTTATAAATCTGTTCTCTTACATCATCTCTATCATCCATCAATTCAATAAAATCTTTGGATTGAAATTTGATTTCTTCACCAGTTTCGGTATCTATGTATGTGTACCAAGCGCCAGCTTGTTTTACCAATTTGTTATCTTTCATAACTCGTAACCAAGAACCATAGTTATCTATACCTCTATCGAAGTAGATTTCAAAATCTGCTGCTCTTAGTGGTGGTCCCATTCTATTCTTAATTACTTGACATCTCACTTTCATTCCCACAACTTTATCCAATCCATTCACTTTCATTTTGATTTGCCCCATACCCTTCAATCTCAATCTTACTGAGGAGTGAAAAGCTAGTGCTTTACCACCTGAAGTAGTCCAAGGGTCACCAAACATTGCGTTCATTTTTTGTCTAAGTTGATTCGTAAATACTAATGAGATTTTCTGTCTCCCAATCATATTGGTAATCTTTCTCATCGCCTTAGAAATAATAATAGCTTTATCTGTAGCATATCCATCTTTATTATAATCAGCTGCTAACTCATTCTTAGTTGAAGCTGCTGCTACTGAATCTACTACGATAGTAACTAATTTATCTCTTGAGGTTTGTCTAACCTTTTCTATGATAGTTTCTGTAAAATCAAAGATTTGTTCTACAGAGTCTGCCGATACATAAAGTAATTTAGAAACGTCAACACCGATTGCTTCTAAAAATTCTCTACTTACTGCAGTTTCAGTATCAATCAATACTGCTACACCACCTTGCTTTTGTGTTTCAGCAAGTAAGTGAGCAGATACCAATGATTTTCCACTCTGTTCTAAACCTGTAATTTCTGTGATTCTACCAACAGGCAATCCACCATATGGGCGATTAGAAATTGCCACATCCAACATAGCACATCCAGTCGAAATCCAACCCTCTACATTAGTAGGAGCTTCATCCGAATCTAAAAAGAATGCTACTTTCTGGTCTTTTGCTGATTTATTCAGCTCGCCAGCTAGGATATCTGCTAAGTCTAAGTCTTTCTTTGCCATATAAGGGGTTTATTAGTTGTTAAACAAATCATCAAATGCCGCAGCAACATCATCTGTTTTTTTAGTTGCTTTTGGCTTATCTTCATCTACATCAAAAGGTAAATCATTTACTGGTTCTTCTGATTTAACTTCTTTTTTAGATAATGTTTCTTCTGCTACAGAAGGTTCACCATCTTCATTTTTTTCTGAAGTTGGGTTCAACCATCCTTCCAATACTCCTTTTAATTCATCGTAAGATAACTCTGAATATAAATCAGTAATTTCAGTTTGTCCTTCTAAAAACTTAGAAACATCACCAGCTTCTTTAGCTAAAGGTGTTTGATTTGGTTTAACTCTAATAGTTGTAACAGGATATGAAGTTCCTGCTTCTTCCGCAGATTGGTATTCGATAGTAATATCTCTACCACTCTTTGGGTCTGTTATATCTCCGTAATCTGGGTCAGCTATGTAACCTAAGATTTCTTGATATACAGTTTTACCGAATCCCCAAAATTTGATTCCTTCACCTTCTTGTCCTCTCACTAAGATAGGAACGAAAGTTCTTAATTTCGGCTCCATCTGCTTTGCAGCTTTCCAATCTTCCTTATCACCCATTCTCTTTAATCTATCAGCAAACTCAACTATAGGGTCAGGTCTACCAAATGATTGTGGTGAGAGATAAGTTTTATTGTTAATGTTATAGTGAAAATACAATTCGATGAAAGGATTATCTTTTTCGAATTTGTAGGGAACGATTCTGACTTGATGTTTACCAGGTGTTGGTTTCCAAAGATTGTCAGATTTCTTTTGTGTGTTTTGTAGTTTGTTCAGTCTACCTCTGATTGCGTCAATATTAATTGCCATAATTACTCCTTTTAAGTTTAAAAATTTATTATTTTATAGTTTAGTTTTGAGTGCGTTTCTTACACTCGGTGTATATATAAATATAGCGTTTTCGAGAAAACATAACATTTATTTTGCCCATTTATTTCTGGACACAATTTGTGATATTACACCGTAAACAGATAGGTCTTGGTACGAGTCCTCTATTGATTCCCCAACCTCATCTGGCTGTCCTTTTACCACTAATTGTTTTAATCTCTGAATCTTGTCATTCTTTCTAAACCAAAGTCCAGTAAGTGAAACATTTCTATCCTCAACAGTTTCCAAATCTGAACTAACTGATATATTATCAGGCCCATAGTTTCTCTGTTTCTTACAGAAAGTATCATACATTTCATCTAAGATTTTTTTAAATTCCGTTGTAGTTTGTGGGAACTTTTCCTCACAATATTCTACTGCAGATTGTTCTTTCTCCATAGTTTATTATAAAATTTAGTACTAATATACAAAAAAAATTTGATATATCCAAATAAAATTAAGAAAATTTTATTACATCGAATACTCTTGTGTTGATTTTTTTAGTTCCTTCAACATTTGTTACTATGATTGAGTTCTTAAATTTTTCCCAATCTATAGAAAATGATTTATCTAATACACCATTGTTTTCTTCTTTGACTAATTCGTTAAGAGCGTTTATTGTGTACAATGTATTAGATTGTTTTTTTCTATGAACCAAAATAGTATCTTCTAATGGTTTCTCTGGCTTGTAAGCCGTATCAATGTTATAGGTTACGAACAACTCATCTAAATCAGATTTATTTTGAAGAACATATATGTAGTTATAAACTATACGATATGTTTCTCTTATCTGTTGAAGGGTTGTCTGAAGTTTCTCCTTTGTAGTGAATGTACACAATAATTGGGTTTTCATTAAATCTCTCTAACTTATATTTATTCATCTATAAATATAGAATTTGAAAAGATTACCTATTTCTTTCTATCAAAACAATTTTGCATCTCAGGTGACCATTGAATGGTGTTTGATGTTTTCCCAGTAGCCCCTTCTTTAGAACGATATCTTTTTTCACCAACAAATTTACGAACTCCATCTTTGTTGACAGCGTATATGTAAACTACTTTACCAGTTGTAATTGAACCACTTCTATCTTTTATTATCTTTTCTTCATTTACAATTTCGAAGTTATCTTCATAATCATTTAAGCCATCCACACCCAAACAACCTTTTATATTATCAGCTGGAACATCAATACCTCCCATAACCAAATGTGTATTTCTTTTTAAGATTTGTTTGTAATCGTTTTCATCTGAAGGAGTTTCTATTTTATCTAAGTGTAAGAAATCAACTGTCTCTTGGAAACCTAACAAATCACCTAATGGTTTTTCTTTACCACTCGATGTTCTACCTTTTAGTTGATTCAGTTCATCAACTGTTTTTCTTTGTCTATCTAATGCTCTATCTCTAGCATCACTTAATATTTTTCCAGTATCCAAACCAGCGGGTATTTCACTACCACTAGCTTTTATATTTTCTCTTTCAACTTCAGCTAATCTAAATAATACTTTTCTTTCATCTGCAGTTAATTTTTCATTAACAGAACCTTCTAATAACTTATCAAGTGCTTCTCTATGAGTTTTACTTCCTGTTTTTTTCATTAAGTTCTGAACATGATTTTTTGTTTTATCCTTTTGATATCCTTCATCTTGCAATTTAAGTAAAGATGCTAACTCATCTTTTTTAGATTCTTCGTATCCACTTAGATATTGTCCTTCTTTATAAACTGCATTTTTATATCCCTGCTCTATCTCATTAGATTCAGATTGTGCGTTTTTTATAATTGTTTTAGCTTGACTAGCTGTTTCAGCATCTACTTTACCACTTTCTGTTAATATATCAACTCTTCCATCTGCTTTAGAAAAGTCATCATTTAGTGTAGAGTTTCCTTGAATATCTGATAATCCTTTTTTATCACTCCAACCATCATAAATAATATTACCATTTTCATCCTTAGTAAGTACCGCAGTATCAGATGCATTTTCTCCTCCACCAGAACCAGCTACCCAATCTTTCATTACATCTTTTGGTATTTCATATACTTTATTAGTACCAGCATCATGTATGAATACCTTATTAGCTGAATCAATTTCATTTGCTAAGTTATCTAAATCAGAGGAAGTTCCTCCAAATGCCATAGTAGTTGTATCAGAACCAAATCCAACTTGGGATGAAGCTGCTTCTTTAGCTTTTTTAGCTCTATTATATTTTGATTTAGCTGAACGAGCAGTTATTATACAATTCTTATACAAATCTCTATCGGTAGTTGGTATTTCTTCGGGTACATTACCTTTATCACTACCATCAATCGTTGTTTTTTTCTGTTGTTTACCTAATTCACTATTCTTTGTTTTTTCAAACAAAATATTTACCAACTCATCTTCAGATAAATCAGGATATTTTTCTAATATAAGTGCACCCTCATTAGATATATTTTCATTAAAGTTAGAACCAGCATTTCCAGGTGCCACCCAATCAGCTCCTTTTACATATCCATTTTTTAAAGCATCATTAGAAGTTTTTGATTTCTGAAGTAATTCTCCTCCACCATCTTCTCCATATAATTCTTTTACTTTTTGTTTAGAAGATGCTACTACTGATTCATAATCACTTTTTTTAGGTTCTTCTTTTTTCTTATCTTTAGTATAATCAAAATCTTTTGCTGTTAATTTTGTTGTATCTTTTTCAGTTTCTTCTTTACCATCCTTATCAACTTTTACTAACTTACCATCAACATTTTTGTGAGTTACACCTTTACCATCATCTTTTCCATATCCCTTACCTAACCATTTAAGACCCATTTTTTCTGCTCTTTCTTTTTCTCTAGTATCTAATGGTTTTTCTTCCTCTTCTTTTAGTAAGTTTTTGATTAGTTCAAATTTGACATCAGTCAATCCCCACTCAGTAAGTATCTCACTCAATATTGTTATGTGTTGAGGTTTACTGAAATCAGGATATCCTTCATCTGAACGATAAGATAGTTCTAAGAGTATTTCTTCAAAAAGTTCGTTGTTATCTACCATACACCTATAAGTATCCTTAAATAATAGTTTTAGCCCTTCTTACTTGACATTGGATTTCATATTCACTCCAATGTTTTGTTGGGGTAGAGTTAGGAAAATAAAAACATTCTCTATTTCCATTTGGAAATGTTATATGCTTCCAATATCCATTTGGTACATGCCCACCAGTTGGTAATATTAAATGGTCTTTTTCAAAATGTAAAACAATTCTTACTTTTAAAGTTCCATATCTTTTAGCCCATACTCTTTCTTGTGCTTCCAACTCTCTCCATGCTCCTCTATTTAATTTATCAAATTGTAAGGAACAATTTAAATATGAAAATGTTGTTTTTAGGTTTTCCTTAGTATCGGTAAAAGCAGCGGCTGGTGCCATATGTCCTTTATCCCAAACATTGTTTTTGTAATCATCGTTATCTGATGTATAAACTCCTTTTGGTACATAGAAATCCATACTTCCTCTATCAAATTTCTTTTCGATATTTCTAACTTCATATTCTACCCAATTTGGTTGTTCTAAGGTTTCGTTATATGAAACTTTAAATACATCATTTTCAACTCTTACATCTGTTCTATCTTGTCCAAAGCTACTTTGGAACACTCCTACGCATAATAGTA